TACACTGCTTATATGGTTTAATCTCAATAATCATTTTTTTAATCTTACCATTATTCTCTTTGACCTTGATATAAAAATCAGGGAAGTATCTGTGGTATCGATTATCAACTGGAGAACGATAGGGGATGGTGTTTATTTCACTTCCCCATTCTAAAATATTTTCATTCATATCACAATATCTCATAAATCTACGCTCCCATAAGGAACGATAAATGATATTGTTTGGATCACCTTTATACTTTCTAGGATAAGATGGTTTGTAATATCCCTTATATGACATCTAAATAACTAATAATAAAGTAGTCGTATAGGTATTTATAGATGGCAGTACCACCAATTAGAAATAATTTGGTAAGAGATGCAAAGGATATTTTTGGTAAGATATCACAATCAAATCATTATGAAGTGAGTTTTTCTTCTCTAAAAACTCCCATACTAAATCATATTAAAACAAGATTTGGAACCGACTTAAAAGATTTTACATCTCGTAAGGCTGGACTTCTTTGTTCTGATGCGTCTCTTCCAACAAGTGGATTTGCAACTGCAGAAACAAAAGGTGATTTTATAGGAATACCGCAAGAGTTTGCTCATACGAGATTATATACTGATATTGATTTTACTTTTTATGTTGATGATTGTTATGAAAATATAATACTTTTTGAGGGATGGATAGATTATATTTCAAGTGGAAGTTCAAGTAATGAAGATGATTTAAGTTACTATAGAAGATTTAGATTTCCTGAAGGGGAAAATGGATATAAAATAGAAACAATGTATATTACCAAATTTGAAAAAAGTTACAATAAAACAAAGAGAAAGATATATTATCAGTTTAAGAATGTATTTCCAAAAACGATGACATCCATTCCAGTTTCTTATGGACCTGCAGATTTACTTAAAGTGAATGTGACATTTAATTATGATCGATATATTATGAATTATAAAGGTAATAACTCAAAACCAAGTCCTAATGAAGCACCTAATGAAAATATTGTTGGTGGACTATCCAGTAACACATTAGAAGAAGTAGAAAAATATAGTAGAGTTTTGGAAACCCAAGATATGGTTGAAAGATACAGGACATATAGAATATTCGAAGATTAATAAGAATACTATAATCTTTCCTCAATAACGCAATAAATAACTAAACCTGAATTGTATTTTTTAAAATGCCTTTACCTAAGATTAATACACCAACTTATGAGTTGGAATTGCCTTCTACTGGAAAAAAAATTAAGTATCGTCCATTTCTAGTAAAAGAGGAAAAAGTATTATTGATGGCATTAGAATCTGAAGATATGAAGCAGATTTCTAATGGAATCGTTCAGATTCTGAATGATTGTATTCTAACAAGAGGAGTTAAGGTTGAAACTCTTGCAACTTTTGATATTGAATATCTTTTTCTTAATGTACGTTCAAAGTCTGTAGGAGAAAGTGTAGAAGTCAATATTACTTGCCCTGATGATGGTGAGACGACTGTAGAGATGTCAATTGACATTGATTCGATTAAAGTTAAAAAGAATAAGGATCATAAAAACATCGTTAAGTTGGATGATACTTATTCGATGAAGTTAAAGTATCCTTCTTTTGATCAGTTTATTGACAATAATTTTGAGGTAAGTGGAAATTCGAGTGACGTAAGTAAATCACTTGATATGATTACTTCTTGCATTGAGATGGTATATAATGAAGAAGAAAGTTGGGAAGCATCTGATTGTTCAAAAAAAGAATTGCAGCAATTTGTTGATCAACTAAACAGTAAGCAGTTTAAAGAGATTGAAAATTTCTTTACAACGATGCCAAAATTATCTCATTTAATTACTGTAAAGAATCCTAATACAGGAGTTGAATCTGAAGTTGTACTTGAGGGTCTGGCAAGTTTTTTCAGTTAGGTATGGCTCATACTAATCTTGAGTCATACTATAAGATTAATTTTGCTATGATGCAGCATCATAAATGGTCTTTGACTGAGTTAAATGAGATGATACCTTGGGAGAGAGAAATTTATCTCACTTTACTCCAACAATATATTGAGGAAGAAAACCTAAAGGCACAGCAGCAGAATGGGATAAGTTGAATATAAATAATGATGCTTATGAGTCGCATCAAAGCAAAAGATTGGGGGGCAAAGTCCCCCCTTTCTTGTATAAATAATATTGCGACTTATAAGATAAGAATGAATAACTATTATACTTATGCATATTTGCGTGAGGATGGTACTCCCTACTATATTGGTAAAGGTAGAGGTAAAAGAGCAAATTCTAATGTTAATAGAAAAATATCTATTCCATCAAAAAATAAAATTTTATATTTGAAACAAAATCTTAAAGAAGAAGAGGCATTTAGACACGAAAAATATATGATTTCTATATTTGGTAGAAAGGATTTGGGGACAGGTATTTTGAGAAACTTAACTGATGGGGGTGAAGGTGCATCTGGTGCAGTTAGATCGGAAGAATTTAAAGAAAATCTCAGAAAAATTAATACCGGTAAAAAATTATCTAAGGAACATATAGATAAACTTAGATTAGCAAATATTGGTGAAAAAAATCCAAACTTTGGAAAAAAAGCATCTAAATCTACTAGAGAAAAAATGAGTTTTTCGCAGAGAGGTGAAAATCATCATAGTTCCTGTTTATGGTTAATTACTTTTTCCAATAGAAAATCTCTTAAAATTTGTGGATTGAATACTTGGTGTAAAGAGAATGGATATAGTGTTGGGAATGTTCATATGATATATTCTAAAAAAAGAAAAATTCATAAAGATATTGTAGAGGTTGAAAAATTGCTGATAAATAGTGATATTGAGGAAGAAAATCTAAAAGCACAACAGCAGAATGGAATCTAACACAGAAGTAAAAACTCCCAAATTAAATAAAACAAATATTTCTTCTGCTTTTTTTGGAAATGAGGGAGGATCTGCTAGTTCCATAAAAAATATTCATGGAACTGTCAGTAAACTTGCTGGTCACGTTAGAAAGGCAGTTATTCGTGTTGGTGTATTAGAGAAAAATGTTAGTAATATAGAAGAAAAATTAAAAAAAGAACCTGACGATAAAGAAACAAAAAAGGAAAGTAAAAATAACTTTAATAGCACTCTTTTAGAAACAAATAAAATTCTAGTAGATATACAAAAACAACTTGAACAGCATTTCAGTAATCTAGCAAAGGAAGAGAAAGAAAAGCAACAAACTCTAAAGAAAGAGAAGTCCAAAAAAAGATTTGGAATGGAAGAGGGTGCTCTAGAAAGTGCAAAAAGAATAGGAAGTGCATTAGTTAAAACAACATCAAAAATATTATCACCAGCTAAAGGATTTTTTGATAAAATATTAGAATTTCTTGGATTTCTTGCTGCAGGATTTTTAACTAATGCAGTATTTGGTTGGTTATCTAAAGAAGAAAATCGGAAAAAACTACAAAAGTTTTTTAATATATTGACACAAAATTGGAAATTATTTGCAAAAATATTGGCAACCTTTGCTGCTTTAAAGATAGGTGCAACTCTTCTTGGAGGACTTGGTGTTCTGAAAGCATCACTTTTTCTTCTTAAAGGATTATTCATGAACCCATTATTTTGGAAAGCACTTTTAGCTGTTGGTGTTGGTATTCTTGCATTTAAAGCAGGAGAAGCTCTTTACAAGTCTGTTCGTGGAGGAGTTACTGGGGGACAATCTTTTAATAAGGCACATGATGTTTTGGATGCGAGGTTAGCCGATGCTGGTCTTGGTATTGAGAAACCATTTTTTGGTTCGCCACGCGGATATGTCAAAGGCACAGAAGCAACCGGTTTTAGGGCGTCTTATGACTTGACTCCAGAACAACAAGCAATTGTTGATGATGTTATAGCAAAAAGAGAACAATTAAAAAGTTTGAAGTCTCAAATGGAGGCTGATATGGAAAAAGCAGCATCTAAAGTAGAATCCCAAGGATCGACAGGTACTGCAAAAGAAGGGTTGAACCAAACTTCAAATTTGAGGCAACTTGAAAGAGATAAAGTTAGAAAACAATATAATGATAAGATTCTTAAAACTATTCTTCCACAATATGCCAACATAGAACCAAGAGCAATGGGTGGTCCTGTAATGGCAGGAAGGACATATCTTGTAGGTGAAAAAGGTCCAGAATTATTCTCCCCAAATATTGATGGTTCTATTATCAATAATATGAGAACTGAAAAAATATATAATATGATTTCTAACAATCCTAAAAGAAATAGAAAAGTAAATATTCAAACAATGGATCTTCCTCCGATTACAGTACCGATGGGTGGAGAAGGCTCTACATCTTCTCCTTCTCCTGCTCCTTCGGTTCCAACAATATCCTCCAGAAATATATTAGATTCTATGAGAAATGAAACTCCAGGAATTTATGGGATATATGTATAAGATATGGAAAATCAAGTAAAGCAACTTAAAATTAATGTAACGAATATCAATAGTTTTCTTAAGAAATCTAATAAGGATTATATTAAGTTGAGAAAGAAAAATAAAAGATTTGAGTATGAGAAAAAAGAATCGACTAAAAAATTAAATAAAGAAAAAAAGATAGAAAAAAAATCATTTAAATCACCTCTAACTGGAGTTGCAGAAGTTGCCAAAACTCCTATGAGTATTTTTGATAAGATTTTTAATTTTGGTATATTATTATTAGGAGGATTTTTAGCAAATGCTCTTCCGGGTATTATAAAGAAAGTAGAGGAATTTAAAGAAAAACATAAAGAAACGATAACTTCTGTTGTTGGAATTTTATCTAATATAAAAAATGGTATTATTGGATTATTTAATTCTTTTACTGGACCATCTGGAAAAGAAGGTGCATTTGATAATATTGCAAAATTTAGTGATGATGGAAAATTAATCGGAGGAGCACTTAAAGAAGTAGAAAAAGCATATGATGAACTTGATAAACTTATTGCTAAAGTAGATAAATTGATGGGGGGAAAAACAACTCTTGCCAAGAAAGATGGGGTTGAAGGTGAGATAAGTCAAAGAACTGGTATTTTTACTCCTAAACAATTTACTCCAGAAGAAAGGAAGAGATATGAAAAAACATATGAAGCAACAAGATCTGCAAGAGATGTTCCTACTTCTGGGTCTACTGAAGAAGACTCACAGTTTCCGGAGGATAGTAATAGACGAAATGATCACTCTTCAGGATCTGGAGGTGGACCACAAAGTAGTATCCCATATACTCCGGGAAAGGGTAAGTCTGGTAGAAAAATATTTTTACATTGGAGTGCAGGTGGTTATAATGATGCTGCTAGTGCATATCACTCAATAGTATTGGGGGATGGGGAGGTTGTTCGTCATACTCCATATGATCAAGATAAGTACTCTCATACTGGAGGAGGAAATGATAATTCTGTAGGTTTAAGTATTGCTGCAATGGCAGGAGCAACCGAAAACAATTTCGGTAGTTATCCAGTTAAAGACATCCAAATACAAAAAATGGTACTGGAAGCAGCAAAACTTGCTGTTGATTGGGGATGGAGTGAGGCAAACATTAGAAGTAATGTGAGAACACATGGTGAATGGGAAAGATATGCAACACGAAGGGGACATCTTCCAGGAAAACCTCAAAGGTGGGACTTAGATAAATTATATGAGTCCGATCCAAATGTTGACTTAAGTAAGGATTTGAGTAGTGGAGGCGATCGTCTCCGAAAGATGATTATAAAAGAATATAATAACCTGAAAAAGAAAAAAAGAACTTCCACATCTACAACTACAACTACTACAAGCACTAACATTACTTCCGCACAGATTATTTCACCAAGTACACTTAAAAATGCTGGTATGAGTTTAGGTCCAATATCATCTAGTGGAGAAGAAAATGAAACATCTATATGGTTACTTACACAACCAGTAATTCCTATCAGTCCTTACGCCCAATTTATAAACAAATAAAATGGCAAATAGATCAAGTAGTTCAATTTACGAAAAACTATCAATCACAAAAGGTGATACAGAAGTCGATCTCATAGGAAAGGTTGTTGGGTTTGATTATTATGAAAGTTTATTGTCTCCAAATGTAACTGCAACGATTGGTTTTATTGATACTGGCAGTACTCTAAAAGACGAAAGTAAAAATATTTTTGGAACAATTTATAATACATTGCCAATTACTGGTGGAGAAGAGATTAAATTTAAAATTGGACCACTTAAAGGAAGTCTTTTTAATAACGCAGCAACAAATCCAAATCAAGAATCGCAGAGAGAATCTGTGGTTATGAGTTTGATTTCCAAAGAAGGAATAGAAAATTTTAATATTGCAAATTCTAAAAAATATAATGGAAATATTTCAGATTCTGTAAAAAAGATTTTACAAAGTTCTTTTAATGTAAAAGAAACAAATCTGGATATAGATAAAACTGGAAATGGATATTCATTTGTTGGTGCTAATGATAATCCATTTGAATTGGTAACAGATCTTGCATCAATGTCAACATATGCGGAAGGAAATCCTGGATTTTTCTTTTATCAAACTAGAGAAGGTTTTAAATACAAAGCAATTGATAATCTAATTAAGCAAGAACCAAAAGAAACTTATTATTATAGTGGGGCAATGACATCTGGTATTGAAGACGACCATAATAATAATAAAATAATTTCATTTTCCGTCAAAAAAAATCAGAACATTGTAAATGCAATGAAGTCTGGTGTCTATGAGACTAGAAATATATTTACAAATCCTCTTACACTAGAAGTCACAGAATTCATTTTTAAAATTGAAAATAATAAGTTAACAACAACTTTAGGAAGAGATATTGATTATTCTCCTGTAAAATCAAATAATTACTATTCAAGAACATTTTCTTCAATGTTAGATGTTGGTTCATTTAGTTCTGGAATTGATGTCAATATCAATAATGACCCCAGAGAATATCTTTCAAAAGCAGCAATGAGATATAATCTATTGATGAGTCAGAAGATAGATATAATGATACCATCAAATTTAAATCTAGTAGCTGGTGATATTATAAGATGTGAATTTGAAAAATTAACCGATGATAAAGTTATTAGTTCTTTTGATATAAATCAAAGTGGAAATTATTTAATCTTAGATCTTTGCCATCATTTTGATACAAAGAGATCTTTTACATCATTAACTCTTGTTCGTGATTCTTTTGGAGCATACACTAATAAAAATAAAAAATAATGAAAAACAGTTTATCCACAGAGAATAGAATACCATTTCTAGCTACAGTAGTTGGATTTGATTATCAAAAAGAACAGGCATCTGGTGCCGGGTGGGGATGGAGATATAAGATTGCAATTCACGACTTTTATTCATCAAGTTCTGTAGAAATTAATGATGACAATATTGAATATGCAATTTGCATTCTTCCTTGCACTGCTGGTAGTGGAGGAGCAAATCGTGGACAATCAGTTAAAATAGTTCAGGGAGATATTGTTACCGGTTATAAAGTAGGAGGAAAGAGAGGTATTGCTTTTATTGATGGAGTGATACCTAGATCATCATTAGGTGGTCAATCTGCCGTAAAGTTTGGTTCAGGAAGATTTGATGCAAAGAGTGGTTTCTGGGGAAAAAATCAACCAAAAAACATTTACAAAAATGATGAAGTAAATTCTTGTGAAGGTGTTTGTACTCCAAGACCATTAAACACAGGTTCAGGTTCTGATAAGTCCAAAGAAAGAAAAACTCCTATTGATAAACTCGCAGAAATTGGAATTGATGCATTTTCTGCAGCAGCAACTGGAGATTTTGTAAGTCCAATTGTATCTGTTGCTTCAGAGTTTTTGCAATAAATATCAAACAAGGAGGAAATAAATTATGAGTTGTACTAGAGCAGAATCTTATACAACAGGGAAAACAATTATACAAGCAGATCCTTGCAAGGATAATACTTTTGCAAGAATAGAAGCATATCTAACCAACTTTTTTGATAAGATTACAAAAGCAGGCAATGCAATTGTAAATCTTCCCAATGAAATCAACTTCGTCGTAGATTTAATTGGTAGTTCTATCACCGGATTTACCAACAAGATGCTTGGTTCTTTAAATGATAAACTATCCGAAGTTATCAAAAATGGAATTAATACTCTTACAAGTTTTCTTATTGCTAGTGGTTATGGAATTCCTGCAATTATTGGAATTGAGAAAGCATTAATACCTCTTGCTCAAAAACTTGTTGATGGTGTATTTTGTGCCGCAACTAAAGTAATGGAGGGTGCAAAGGATGTACTAACAGATTTGATTACCGGAGCAGTCAAAAATGTTTTGAATGCCGGACAGTGTGTTGTTGAGCAACTTGTAGGGGCATTTACAAATAATCTTGTAAATATTGTTGATTCAATTGTAGGTCCATTAGTTGCTCCAATTGCAGACATTTTAAACGGGTTTGGGAAAAATATTTTCGGATTTAATATCAAAGATTTTTTACTTACAGGAATAAATGCAATTAGAAAGATTGCAAATCTTTTTGAGTGTGATGATAAAAAGGTTTGTCCTGCAAGTAGTAAGTATAAAATCGATCAAGGATTATTGAAAGATATGAGTGAAGAGGATGAGAATAGTGCTTGGAATACTATTTTCAGTGGAACTGCAATCTCTCAAGGTGCCACAAATCTTGCAACTGATTTTGAAAGACAATATGGCAAATGGAACATATTTGGAGCACCAGTAAGTGAGACTGGTGGTATTGGTCCTTGTCAATTTGGAAACATTACTAAATGTGGACTACCAACGGTCAATTTCTTTGGTGGAAATGGTGTTGGTGCTGCCGGTGAAGTCGTTCTTGGTAATATTATTGATAATGTTGATACAGAAGATGCTGTTGGTTCTGTATTAAAAGTTGGAAGTATTGTTGGAGTGAATATGACAAAACCGGGAAGTGGGTATGGAAGACCACCAATTGTAACATTCCAAGATAGTTGTAATAAAGGATATGGTGCATATGGTCGCGCAATCATTGACCAAAATCCATCATCACCGACATTTGGACAGGTCACTTCTGTTGTGATTATAAGTGAAGGTGAAAATTATCCTGCAGATATTGGTGAATTACCACTTTATATTAGTGATGTGATAATTGAAAATCCAGGTCAAGATTATGAAGAAGGAGATACTATAGATGGTCTTGAGATAGAGATTACTGAAGGAAGAGTTACTAATGTTTCTGTTCTTCCTGGACTTGCATATAATGGATTACCAGACCTAAATATTCAAAGTATAAGTGGTTTTGGGGCAGTGTTGAGACCTATTATGTCAGTTGTAACGCCACAAACTGAAATTGTTCAAGTTATTGATTGTGTGAGTTAATTATGGGACAGGAATCTAGAAGTTATGATGTATTTGGACCAAAATTAGTTATTGAAACTGGAAATCCTCAAATGGGTTCTCCAGGAAGAGACTCATTTAAAATGATGTCCACAATTGATTCTGGCATTCGTTTTGTTCAGTCACATACTGAAAGTGGTATGTCGAAGATTATGACTGAGGGTTCACTACAGGTTGAAGTTGGTGATTCAGATTTAGTTAATCCAGAACAAATTACATTTCAATTTATTTCTCATAAAGGTGATTTTGCAATCAATGTTGATGGGGGACATATTAAGATTTATGGGAAAGCAATCACTATTGATGCCTCTGAGCAACTTGTAATGCAATCACCCAAAATTCAAATTGGGTATGAAGAAGAGTATAAAACAAAGGATATTAAAGTACTCGGCTTTAATGTAGATATAAAATCACAAAAAGGAACTCTTGCTGATATATTAATGACGAGTTCTTTTCTAAAAATGTTTAAGGGAACTTTAATTGAAGATTTGGCATTGATAGCATCAAATTCTCCAATTTCAACAGCAGTTAATATTTTAACCTAAAATGGCAAAATCCTGTCCTGTACCAAGAAATCCTATATTTACGAGATCTGGTGACTCAGTATTTGAAAATGTCACTATTTGGGGAAAACTTTGTGCAGATAATGTATCTTTGCCCGGAGCAACGGAAATTGAAAATCTGATTGTTAATGATAGTTCCACATTTTTTGGTGATGCAAATTTTAAAGAAGATGTTACTATTGATGGTACATTAACTGCAAGCATAATAGATACTGATTTTTTAACCGTTTTTAAAAGATTTAATGTTGGTACTGGAGGAACACTTTTTAATGCAGATACCAGATCAGATAGAGTTGGTATTGCAACAACAGAACCAATTGAAAAGTTTCAAATTAATAGTGTTGAAGATGAAACATTTATAGTTACTGAGACGGGTATTGTTGCAATTGGAAAAACAAATCCAGAATCAAATATATCAGGTATTGATACTGCTGGTCAAGGTCAATTAAAGCTTGATATTGATGGATCAGTATCAATTTCAAGAAACATTTATGATTCTGTAGGAGCTCCTGGTGTTAATGGAGCATTTTTGAATCGTGATGAAAATGGTATTCGTTGGGTAACTTTTGAACCAGCATTTTCTGAGGGTGTTTTTGTTCAAGACGAAGGTGTTTATATTCCACTTGCTGGTGTTGCACAATCCTTTACAGTATTCAATTTTGTTCAGATCAATAGTCTTGGAGTTGGTACTGATAGCATCATTCCAATTCCGGATCCATCTAATCCTATAGAAATTGTAAGAATACAATCACAAGATTTTTGGGGAGCAACTGCTTCTGGCGACATTTATAGAATGACAAATGTTGGTATTAATAATAACAATCCAGCATTTGCATTAGATGTGAATGGAACTCTTAATGTTGATAATGCTACAACACTTAATAGTACACTAGATGTTGATGGAGAGACGACACTTAAT